CTATTCCAGTCGCTTGGAACTGTCCAATTATTAGCTCCAGTAGTAGTTAAGAAAACTAGATGTTTTGTTGTTGCTCCGGTATAGGTTCCAGTAACGCCCCAAATGTTTACACCTGATTTTATATTTGCTGCAATAAAATAGGCATCAGCAGCAACGCCACCTGATCCATTATGATAACCAGCAGTGATTGTATTTCCAGCAGCGGCCGGTGTAATCGATTGAGCGCCAACATTTGTCATTGTGCCAGTAACTTTTGCGCCATTAACGAAACCAACTTTTGTATTTAAAACAGTAGCAGCCGCAATCGGATTAGTCGCTTCATAATCATAAGTTCCGGTAACACTAAAAATAGTGACGCCATTTTTAATATTGGCAGCCACTAAATTTGCGCTTCCTGAAACTTTACCGTCGCCAACAACACCGCCATATCTTCCAGCAGGTATTGCTTGGTCAGCGGTTGAAGGTGTGATGACAGTTGCAGAGCCAACCTTTTCAGGAACGGTTCCAGTGAGTTTAGTTCCAGCTGCACCATAGGCAGTCTTAGGAGCCACAATATCACCGGCGGCAGCCGTTGCGTCTGATGTGTCTATTCCCCCTGGTGGAAAATTAGTTTTTCCTAACATATCTTTATTTGTTTAAAATATATTTAAAAGCCACGTTGCTAGTTTCAGTCTTAGTTGATGTGATAGTGAATGATCCAGAGCCACTAGAAACGCTCCAGCCGCCAATAGGAGTTGCTTGCGCGTAAACATCAACAATCGTATTAACATCGACAGAAGCGTCAGTCATGACGTATGTAGTGCTTCCTGAAGCGAAGGTTCCTGATTTGATAGTCCTTACCGGGGCGAATAAAGCAGGTGACCAACCATAGTCGTGGGCATTACCTGAAGCGTCAAACTGCATTAAATTTCCAGTTGTGGCCGAACCGTCTTTTGCAACTTTTAAAGCTAGTTGATCATAAACTAATTTAGCCGTTGGATATTGAGTATCAGTTGAAGAAACTGAAATAGCTGTTACTTTATTAGCAATATTTTCAGGAGTATATCCAAGATTAGTATCGAGTGTGTCCCAATTAGCGTCAGTCTGTCCGGGAGTATCGATGATAGCGATAATATAATCACCAATATGAATTGTTTTTCCGCCTAAAGTTCCAGCGACAGAAACAATCCACAAATCACCTTTCATCACGGCACCAGCTGCACCAGAGCCACCTGAAGCTGGATAAGTATTTCCTGAAGCGTCATAAGCACCACGATAATCTAAAAGACCGGCGACCATTGTATCAACGTATGTTTTAACTGATTTTACTGAAGGATATTTTGTATCTGAAGCACCGTCGGTTGTGACGTTCAAAGATTTATTGGCAAGTAGTTCGTAAACCGTATGAGTATGTCCTGGATCAGCCGCTAATTTAATTAGATAATCCAAAGAAGTAGTGACTGCACTACCGGAAATACCAACCTTATTTTCTAAGGAAACAATCGCGACTTGTAATTCATTAATATCGACGGCCATTACATCATTAGAGTTGTCATTTTTGGCGACGAAGCTATCAATAACTGAAGGATAATTCATATGTTTAAAATATTAATAGTTTTTACAAGCACCGCGGAAAATCCGCGGAGCCTAAAAAATTACTAATAATTATTAAGCAGTATCAACTGAAACGGCGAAGATTGCACTATCATTTGCCTGGGCAGTTGCACCAGCTGAAACGATACGCTTTATCCAAAGGCATAAACTTGGCCAGCTGGAATATCACCAAGATTAATGGCGTTAGCATAACCGTCAGCAAGACTGAAGGTAACAGCTGGATCAGGAGTAGTATGCTCGTCAGCAATAGTGTCAGCTGTGGCGTTTAATCCAGCTAAATCTTTACCAATTTGCACGGCGTCATCAACGGCCGGTGTGTTGGTATTGATATAAAGCTTCACGTTGTAAGCAATAGCAGCGCTATTATTTTTAACGTAAACGCAACGATAATTGATATCGCCAGCTGCGTGTTCGGCACCGGAAACGTTATCGAATAAATTGTTTAAAGTGTCATCGACAACTTCAGTTGCGCTGATGACACCACCTAATGCGGCGTTTGGATTAGTATTAGATCCGCCACCGGATAAAAGGAATTTTAAATCTGTTGATAAAACTGGCATATAATTAAATTTTAGTAAGGTTTAGTTCGCGATGACCAATCGTTTTGGCCGCTTGGTTTAGTCCTGGACGACCAATCGTTTTGGCCGCTTGGTTTAGTCCTGGACGACCAACCGGCTGAAGACTTTTGATCACGCGCGTTCCATAACCCTAAATTATTAAATAAATGATAGACGACTTGTAATGACTTAGTGACAATAACTCGCACATTCCACTTTAATTTCAATAGTTTAATAACTTGCTGATACAACTTCCACTTTACAGTAAACGTTTTAGTGGTTGTCAGTAGCAAGTGATATTTTATCTTTAAAGTTCGGTCGGTTCCTTTAAATAAGTGCCAAACTAATTTAAGGTTCCTAGTCACTAGCCCGAATAAAGTATATTTAATTGTGAAAGTTTTGGTGACCGGATTATATATTTTCCACTTGATCGTCTGATTTTTAATAACTTGATTAAATAATTTCCATTTGGCCGTCATCGATTTTAATACCTGGTTAAAGACGTTATACCAAATTCTGAAGCCATTAGTTATCGTCTTAAATAGATGATATTTAACGGTTAATTCATTGGTTATTGTTGAATAAAGTTGATATTTTGTTGTCAAAGTTTTTACTATCGCCCCGGTCAAATCGTAAATGATTGTTAGCGTCTTATCGATACGGCTTCTTGTTCCATAAGGAGCGCCCGATTGACCGCCACCGTATTTAAAAGTTCCGTATTTCATAAATTTATTCGCCGTAACCAAGGTTGATATCGCTTGGAAGTGTGGCGCACATTGCTGAATTATCACGATTAGTTAGTTCATCAACCATATTCTGCTTCTCTATTTCAAATTCATTCTTCGAGTTAATGGCTTCTTTGGCCATTTTACGAGCCTTATAAATCCACTGCTCCATTCCAATTGCTATCCGGTGATGACTATCAGTTGGAATTAATATCTGTGCTGAAGTGGCACCAACGCTTAATTCAATCAACTTAGCAATTCCGTTTATCTTAATCTGTAAATTTCCTGAAGGAGCGTCCGGTAAATCTGAAGTAACAAATTGTGGAGCGATGAAAATACTTTCGTCAGCAATAAAGTAAATCGGGTGATCCTTTGGCTGATTAGTTAAATACCAATCCCAATCGCGTGGCAATTGTTTGATATCAACTTCTTTGCCCGGAGTATAATTTACATCATTTTTATTTCCCTTAACTTTAACGCCTAAACATTTCATCATACCAGGGCTATCGATGTCAGCTTCCGGGTATGGATATTCACCATTAGTTTGATTTGCAATAGCGTCACGTTTCCAAATCTGAAAGAAATAATTTTCATCAACATCTTTAATGATCGTATTTGCTAATTCACCACGAGCAATATTGAAAGCGGACTTCAGCAAAGTCGAAGAAACTTGTGCTGCCTTGGTATGGGTATTGGATAATGCCAGGGTGATTATTTCATTATAAGTCATATGTTTTTGGTTAGTGTATCCTACAAAAGCCGGGAAAATTAATTCCCGGCTTCAAAGGTTACATCAACTGTGTTACGCCGGTTTCAATACGAAGCATGGAAGCTTCTTGAAGACGTTTGCTAGTGAAGGCAACCTTAGCACCAACTTTACGTCTTTGTGCTAAAGGATCGCTATCGGAAGCAACGGCCGGAGTGATATAAGTTTGTAAAGATTGGAAGTTACCAACACCGTAGGCGCCAGCACCCAATACTAAACAAGGATATACATCAACAGTGGAACTAAACTTCTGAATGAAAGGAGCCATTACAATACGAATATTGGAAAGCATACCGATTTCACCGCGGAATATTTTGTCCGGTGTAGTATATTTATTTACTTCTAACCAGTTACCAACACCATTTTCAGAACGTAAATCATAGATCTGATATGGGTGAGCGTAAGCCATGTAAAAACCGTTAATCTTTGGAGCATAACGAGCTTCTAACAATGTATTAGCCTTGTTTAACAACTGTGCTGTCATCTTATCAGCTGCGGTTAAAGCGCTTCTTGCGATAGCGGAACCACCGTAGATAACGTTATCACCAGCCATGATAACAGTCTGAATTTCTTTATCGATCTTACGAGCCATAGCCGCACCAACATTTCTAGCAGCACCCTGCAAGAAGTTGATAACGTTCAACTCGATAAGCATATCGGATAAGGAAACAACAACGCGATACTGTTTAGGTGTCGCTGTGATGACACTAGCATTAAATTCAATTGGTTCAGGGCTAACGCCGTCATCTGCGTCGCTACCTGTGGTTATTTCATCTTCATCGATTTGGGTGAATTTAGCCCAACCGATAGTATTATAACCGACTTCCACACTTGGTTGTTCACCAGCCTTATAAAAATATAAATTTGGTTCAAAGTTTTCTAGGACTTCTCTTGCCAACCAGGTTTGCAAGACACCGGCGTTCAAATCGCCACGTGTTACTGCGTCTGCCATACAAGTAATTCCTGCTAAATTTGATATTGCTAACAAAAAAGCAAGCTAATAATTAAATTAAAGAAAACATTAATCTAAGTTTGCTTGCTTAAAAGGTTATACCAACCCAACTAATGATCCACCTTTTTCTAAAGCTCTAACTTCTTGCTCTAGTTCGGCAGTTGACATTTCACTAGGCTGCTTGCTTTTAATCAAGTTGCTCTTAGATCGATTGCCGGTGCCTGTTCGGTTAGCATTAGAATTGTTGACTTCTTCAGCCGGGATAACGCCGCGACCTTTTAACAGGTCATATGCGACACTAGCCTTCATGGTTGGAAAAGTTTTCATAACTTCTTTAATTTGCTCCGCGAATTGCGTAGCGTTTGGGAAGTCAGCATTGCCTTCTAAAGCTTGGATTGCGTCGGTTATGGATTTTTCGGCGGCCGCTAACTGTTCAGAAGTCTTTGATTTTTCTTGCTCTTTAGAAGCTAGATACTCATCGATTTCTTTCTTAGTCATTGGCTTATCGTCCGCTGAAGGATCATCGCCGTTAGGCTCGTCACCTTCCCCTGCACCTTGCTTTCCAGACGTTAATTTTTGGACTAGTAAATTTAAGTCAGAAACTTGCTTGGTTAGAATTTGGACTTCTGTTTGTGCGTCAGCCGCAGCCCCTTCAGCCTTGTTTCTATCAGACAAAATTTCTTTAAACTTGTCGTTCTTATTATCGTCTTCACCAGCGGCCGGTTTAGGATCTTCAGTTGTAGCAGGTTTTGGATCTGCTGGCTTAGGATCATCTACCGTAACGGGCTTTGGTTCAGGTGTTTCCACCTTGGTTGGCTCGCTAACAACCGTTCCTACTGCTTGATTGAATTGAGAGCCAATTACTTTAGCTAACTCGGCTTCATTGCCAGGTTTGCTTAGTTCATCAACTCGCGCTTCAACGTTTTGTTCCGCCATATAATTAGAAGTTATGTGCTGCTTCCACAGCTAAATTAAATTATAAATCATCATCAGGGGTGTCTTGTGGTGTTGGATCTTCGCTATCTTCCCATGGATCCAATTCTTCCGGTTCTTCCATAACGCCGGTTCCCGATAATTGTTCAATCATCTTTTCCGGCAACTGTATCAGTTCTAAAATCGCATTCTTATTGATAATTGCCACATCTCGTTCTGAAAACATCTTATCGCGATCAAAACCAAGAGTGTTAATTATCTTATCTGCTTCAGCTAACTGTTCTTTAAAATGTTCACAAACTTTTTTCCAAGCTTGATATTTTTGAAGATTTTTCCAAATCGCCATTTCGTCCAGGTTGGCTTGTGATACTTTAATTTTTTCCATATATATTTTGATTATAACACAAAATTAATTATCGGACAATTTATCCACAACAACACCAAGTTGTGTATAACTTTTTTCGTTGAAATAATGTTTACACTGGACGTTAGTATCGATTAAAATTTCAAATCCTAATTCCCTGGCCTTATCATAGAAAGGATAATCATCATCATTTTGCTGCCAGGATAAAAAACTTATTTTTCGTAAAACGTCCCGGTGAATTAAAACGCAATCCATTCCCATTCCGTCAACTCTTAAACGTCTATCAGGTTGCTTAAAAGCGGCTGATTGTTCTTCCTGGGATAATTCGTGGATCCACGCAACCGCGCCTTCAGGTGAGCCATTAGACGCGTTGTGACGTCCCCAATATACACCACCGATAATCTTAACGCTGTTATATTGTGCCATTCCAATCAATTCTTCCAAGACACCTGCCGGGGGTATAGTATCAACGCCCATAAAGTAAAGCCATTCGAAGTCATTATCCAGGCATAAGTTCCTGAAAAATTCGCGTTGGCGCTTCACGGCATTCTCGCTGCCATATTCTGAAGGATCAAAGCGCAAAACAACTTCTTTATTTTCATAAGTTAAATGCTTGGCCGCTTCGAAGCATTGTTCCAAGCAATAATCTTTGGCCGGGTGATAGGGAATTCCCACTAATACTTTTCCAATTTTTATTTCAGTCATCATAAACTTGAATATAAATCTAAGATTTGTTTAACAACATTTTTAATATTGTGCTTCTTATCAACATCTTCAGGTGGCTCGACGGTGTAATGCTCCAGCGTTTCAGGATCAAAGATAGTTGATTTAATTCCTAGTGACCAGGCTTCTAAATTTACACGTCCTAAAAGAATTCCAGCTACTTCATTTGCGTCAGCCATTTCCCCTTCAATATTAAACGTATCCGGTTTAATTTCAACATAAGGACTGGAATGAAGTTCAGCACCGCAATCCATTCCTACAAGCACCACGTGACGTTCAGGACTAGCGCTATCGATTAGATAGTTTAAAAACTTTTCTCTTAATTTATCTAAAGTGCAAGGTGCAACTATTTTGTATGGCCATTCAGGTTCAAGGCCTGGTTGATTTTGAAATTTTTTTCCCATTTCATCATGATTAAATCTTTCACGATCAACGCCGTTATAAATCACCTTAACTAAATCAGG